TATCGGATGGGATGGAGAAGTTGGTTTACTGATTATGCAGTACTTGGTGACGATGTTGTTATTGCAAATAGCAACGTTGCTGCTGAGTATGTAAAGATCATGAAGATTATTGGAGTAGATATCGGATTTCATAAATCCGTTATTTCGGATAATCTGTCCCTCGAGTTTGCCAAACGTTTCTTCTACCGTGGGAAGGAGGTGACTCCTTTTCCATTGGTGGGGGCTGCGGTGGGCTTGCTCGGGGTTTCTTTTGTGCCTGAAGTTATTCGGGCATGTGAGAATTTGACAGAACGTCCTACTTCGGTTTTCCGAATTGCTCGGTATCTGGGTGTTGGATTACGGGGTGCTTCCGCGGCGGGAAACCGCCTCTACGGAGGATTACCTCGGAAACTTCGCTCAGTGCTACTTCTGATTACTCGCCCGAATTCTGTTCGACCTGTGGCCTCCACTTGGACTTGGTTGACTTCTGCTTCTTATGGGAATAAGAAGTATCGGTCCGCCGATGTCAAGGGAAGAGATTCAGTTCAAAAATCATTGTTATCATATCTTAGTACCTCGTTTTTACCGCGACTGGAGAAACGCTTTGCGTCTATCCTTTCAGAGTTTAAATTAGAACTTAACATACCTCACCCTCCTAAGGGTGAGATGTTGAGGCGGTGCGAGAATTGGTGGCGTGATTATATTATTGAAGATCTTCAATCTACATTCGATTGGGATTTTGGTGAGGTCAGACTCATGATGAGTAAGATCGACCGTACAGTATTGCCGAGCGAGAAGGAAATAAACAGCCTCTTGGAGGCATGTGAACAAGTTGAGAAGGTTGCTGCATCGATTCCGGTCAAGGTTCTATCAACGAAATCAGAGTCTCCCCTCAAGGAGGCGATGAAATCGGCAGTAGAGCCAAGATGGGTTAAGATGTGGCGTACACTTAATAAGTCCATGACTAATGCTCCATTACGACAGAGAGGGGATACCTGCTCTATGTAAGGGTCCGGACTGTCTTAGTGAGATTATTCTCTGTACAACGCTTAATTAGGTGGGATCAATCTGACAAATTGGTTCTTAACGAGGAGATCCGACGTCCTCTTTACGTGTATTTGACTGGAAACCTGAGGAACAGTCTTACATGTGAATGACACAAGTATAAGAAAGCATCTCAAGCTACACAGCACCGGGAAACTAGATCTATCAAGATCTAGGGGGCCGGATCGCTGTTCCGATCTGTC